ATCGCTGATGGCTAAAGTCGTTATAGATATTGCAGCCGAATACACAGGCAATAAAGCATTCAAGCAAGCAGAAACGGCTTCACAGAAACTTGAGAAATCCGTTGCCAAGTTAGGCAAGCAACTTGCTGGAGTCTTTGCTGCATCTAAGTTATACGCATTTGGTAAAGCATCAGTTAAAGCATTTGCAGAAGATGAAAAGGCTGCACGATCACTAGCCTTAGCCCTAGCCAACACAGGCAACGCCTTTGCTTCAATCGAAGTTGAGAAGTTTATTGGTGATTTACAACGCGCTACTGGCGTTCTTGATGACAACCTTCGCCCAGCGTTTAGAACCCTTCTTACAGCCACAGGCGATGTTAAGAAGTCACAAGATGGCTTAGCCTTAGCGCTAGACATTGCAGCAGGTACAGGCAAAGATTTAGGCGCTGTATCTATGGCGCTTGCAAAGGCTTATGGTGGTCAGACCACAGCTCTTAGCCGTTTAGGTGCAGGTTTATCTAAAGCCACGCTTGCATCTGGTGACTTAGACTTAATTACAGCAGAACTTACAAAGAAATTTTCTGGTCAGGCGTTAGCCGCTGCTGAAGGTTATGCAGGATCAATGGCTCGCCTAGCAGTTGCATCCGAGAACGCTAAAGAGATTATTGGCAAAGACCTACTTGATGCTATGCAACTTATTGCTGGCGAAGAAGGTATCGGCGGAGCAACTACAGCAATGGAAGGCTTTGCCACTCAAATAGGTAACGTCATCTATGGCATAGGAGTTCTTACTTCTAAACTCAACTCATTGCCAGTCCTTAAAGATTTATTTGGCGCTATTGGCGATGTTGCTCAATACAACATAATTGGATTGATAGGTAAGTTAGGCTCATCTACTAAAGCCAGAAGCGCAGGTACTCCAGCCCAATCCCCAGCAGAGCGCATGGCTATTGATAAAGCCGCTAGGGATGCAATCAAACTTCAAAAGACTCAGAATACTTTGAAGAAGATTGATAATGACAATACGACTCGCAAGCTAACCCTTACAGGCGATGAACTAGCTCTGAAAGAATTGGAAAAGAAGTTTGACGTAGAGCGCATTGGATTATTTGCAGCTTTGAATCAGGCAACAGATAGCGAAACACAGATGCGATTGAAGTCGCTTATTGCTATCCATGACCAGAACGCAGCCCTTGCTGGTCAGATTATGAAAACCAACTTAGCTGCTGATGCTATGGAAAACTTTGGCAAAGCCATGTTTGGCGCATTAGATGTAATGCTGAACTTTGGCAAGTTTGCTCTAGGCGAGCGAGATACATTAAGAGCGATGGGCATAGGTGTTACACCAACCTCACAGGGTTTCCAATCTTTTACGCCCCCTACAGGCGGTTATGAGGGCTTCGGTAGCGGCACGACCAATCTAGGACAGAACAACTATGGTGGTCTAGCAGGTGCTGGCATGGCTGGGGGTGGCGGTGCGCCTGTGGTCAATGTTGTCATTCAAGGCTCAGTCACAACAGAGCGCGATTTAGTATCAGCAATTACTCAAGGTATTTATAATAATCAGGCTTCTGGTATTCCGATTAACTATAGTACGGCGTACTAATGGCATTACCAGCAACCCTTTCAGTCAAGATAAATCTATCGGGTGGAGCATCGTTCGGTAATCCGTTTATCTTGGGTACTTCACAGTTAGGCTTTGCTGAGCTTGCTTCTGCCATTCCAGTTATCGTTGATGTTTCTTCACAGACTCTCAACATCTCAACTCGTAGAGGGCGCAACCTTTTACAGGATCAATACGAGGCAGGTTCAGCAACTATCCGCATCGTTGATCCTAATGGTGACTTTAATCCACAAAACACAGCTAGTCCTTACTTTGGCCTATTACAGCCTCTTAGAAAGATACAGGCATCTGCAATCTATGGCGGAGTAACCTATGGTCTATTCGGCGGTTACATCACCGAGTTTCGCTATACGTATCCAACAGGTCAAGAAACAGGCTATTGCACGTTTATCTGCTATGACGCATTCAGATTGATGTATAACTCTAATGTCACAACAGTTACAGGTGGCACAGCAGGTCAGACCACTGCACAGCGCGTTCAATCTATCCTCACCATGATTGCATGGCCGCCAGCATTTACCAGCATTGGCACAGGCGCTACAACTTGCGTGGCAGACCCTGGCACAACGCGCACAGTCCTTGATGCAATCCACACTGCTGAGTTCACAGAGCAGGGCGCGTTCTACATTGATGAGAATGGCGTAGCAACCTTTAAGGGCAGACAATTTGTCTATGATGCCCAAGCTGCTAGCCCAACAGTATTTAACCAAACTGGCACAGGAATTAACTATGCAGAAATCACCTTTGCACTCGATGACAAGACAATAGTGAACAAGGCAACTGTGACCAGAATCGGTGGCACAGCACAGAGTTACTCAGATGCAACATCTATCGCGCAATACTTCACACGATCCATTACAGCTACAGATATGTTGATGCAGACAGATGCGAATGCCTTAGCCCTAGCAACTGCTTATGTCGATAGCCGCAAAGAAACTTCTATCCGCATTGAAACAATTACTTTGGACTTGGTAACTCCTAATTACTCAGCAGGGGTCACAGCAGCTCTAAGCCTTGACTTCTTTGACACAGTAGATATCACTAATGAGCAACCTGGTGGATCAACTATCCAGAAGAAGCTGCAAGTGCAGGGAATTGCTCACAACATCACCCCTAACACATGGACTACAACAATTGCTACACAGGAGCCTTTACTCGATGTTATGTACTAGAATTAACCCTATGAAAGAGGTGTGCTAATGGCAACAGGCTGGCCAATGAAAGTTTCGTACGCGAATGGAGATGTCTATTCCGCATCGGATGTCAATGATACAAATGGCACAATTAACCTGCTTGGTGCATCGGTTGCATACACTGCTGGCAAGAACAAAATTATAAATGGTGACTTTTTTGTAAATCAAAGAAACTTCAGCAGCAGCACTACATCAGGTGCTTATGGTTTTGACCGATGGACTGGCGACCACTCAGGTGGCACAGTAACTTGGTCAGCACAAACTTTTACAGCAGGTGCAGCACCAGTAGCAGGCTATGAAGGCAAAAACTATTTACGAGCAGTTATTTCAGGACAGTCAGGAACAGGCAATTACGCCGCTGCTGTTCAGAAAATTGAAAGCGTTAGAACTTGCGCAGGGCAAACTGTAACTGTTTCTTTTTGGGCTAAGGCAGGTGCAGGAACACCTAAAGTATCGGCTGAACTTAGACAACAATTTGGTTCAGGCGGAAGTGCAGACGTGACTGCTACGCCAGCACAGAACAGCACAATAAGTACATCGTGGGCTAGATACACCCAAACTTTTGCAGTACCATCTATCTCAGGCAAAACAATAGGTGCAGGCGATAGTCTTACTTTAATTTTCTTTGTATCTGCTGGAAGTGATTTGAACTCTCGAACAAACTCAAGCGGATTAAACAATACAACTATTGAATTATGGGGCTTTCAAGTTGAAGTTGGCTCAACAGCCACAGCCTTCCAAACTGCAACAGGAACAATCCAAGGAGAATTAGCCGCTTGCCAAAGGTATTATCAACTTTGGGTTAATGGTAATTCTCAAGTAATTGGAAATGGATGCTATATCAACGGCACTCAGTTTAACGCTGCTTTGAGTTTCCTAGTTGAAATGAGAACTGCTCCAACACTATCTATTGTTACTGGCACTAACTATTACAAAATAGCAAATGCCTCTGTTGGTACAGATTTTATCAACAGCATTACTTTAGATATGACTACTTCAAGAACACTCAACTACTACAACGCAACTGAGGCTGGCGCTACTCAGGGTCAAGGTGGCGTTTTATCAACCAATAACGCAGCAGCATTTGTTGCATTTCAGGCGGAGTTATAATGAACCCAAGATATGAAGTAATTACAACACCATCAGGCAATACAGTCATTAACGCTTGGTATGAAGATGGCTTAATGCTTTCAATTCCATCTGACCCTGCAAACTCTGATTACCAAGAATATCTAAAGAGCCTTGATGAAGCCGATTCTTTGTAAAGCAGGGCAACAACTTCGTGAGCAGATTGATGATTCCTTTCCTGACCGCGATAGAAAGTCTGATGGTTGGATAGGCGATGCCGCACACTCCAATCGTAAGAGTGACCACAATCCCGATAAGGCTAACGGAATCGTCAGGGCTATTGATGTGGATAAGGACTTCGACTCACGCCCCAGCACAGGTGTTTATCTTGCCGACCAAATACGCCTATGTGCCAGGAAAGATAAGCGAATCTCCTACATCATCTATGCAGGAAAGATTGCCTCAGCTAAATCGCTTTGGCGTTGGAGAACTTATTCTGGCATTAACCGCCACGATGCTCATATACATATCAGCTTTACCAAGAAAGGCGATCAGAATGGTCGCTGGTTTGACATCCCGATGCTAGGAGCAACACCAAATGAATGACCTAAAAACAGCAGCAGGCTCATGGGCTAGAGCATTCTTAGTAGCAGTTCTTTCACTCGCAGCAGCTGGTGTAACTGATCCAAAGGCGCTCATTGGCGCAGGTCTTGCATCCGTTCTCCCACCTGTCATTCGCTGGTTAAATCCATCGGACTCATCTCTAGGTATTAAGAAGTAATGAGCGCCCTTAACTGGGCGGCTCTTGCAGTTGCACTTATCTCAATCGTCACAGCATTCGTAGGTTCTATTCGATGGCTGGTGAAGCATTATCTAAATGAACTTAAGCCCAATGGTGGAAGTTCAATGAACGATAGATTGAATCGACTTGAAGGGCGTGTCGAAACAATAATTTCTTTACTGGAGAGGTGACACTTATCTCATGGCAAGAAAAGCAACTAAAGCACTTGAGGATCAGGGCTACTCAAAACTCGATGCTTATTGCATTGGACTCCATGAGTTCTACAAAGGATTACGTAGAGCAGGATTTCAAGTAGATATTGCCATAGGAATTATTTGTGAGAAGAGCGCATATCCAGACTGGATACTGCCTAACACAATCAACCCAAATATTCCAGAGCCTGACTGGTATGAGGACGAGGATGAATGAAAAGAACTGTTGTAGTTCCAGACTTACAAGTTCCCTATCACGATCCAGTAGCTGTTAAAAATGTTGCAAGTTTTATTAAAGCGTTTCGGCCCGACTCTGTTGTTACTCTCGGAGATGAAATCGATCTCCCACAGATATCACGATGGACAGAGAACACGCCAGGGTGGTACGAACAGACACTAGCTGCTGACAGAGATAAAGCGGTAGAAGTTCTCTGGTCATTAATTGAGCATTCCAAAGAAGCTCACATGATTCGTAGCAATCACACAGACAGACTTTACAACGTCACTATGAAGAAGATTCCAGCGTTCTTAGCCTTGCCCGAGTTGCGCTTTGAAAAGTTTATGAAGCTCGATGAACTAGGAATCACTTATCATAAGAAGCCGTATGCCATTGCTAGAGGCATTGTCGCAGTACATGGCGATGAGCAGAGCGTAAAGCCTACACCTGGCTTAACAGCCCTAGAAGCGGCTCGTAGGCATGGTATTAGCGTTATCTGTGGACACACTCACAGAGCAGGTCAATCGGCCTTTACAGAGGCCTCTGGAGGCCGTATAGGGCGTATCCTGAGGGGATGGGAAGCAGGGCATCTGATGGATGTCAGACAGGCTCATTACACTAAAGGCACGATGAACTGGCAACAGGCCTTTATTATCATTGAGGAAATTGGTACAAACGTGCAGGTCAGCATCATTAACCTTGAGAAAGATGGTACTTTCGTTGTGTCAGGTAAGAG